GGTCTTAATTCCACCTGTAGGATCTTTAACTTTTTTGGTAATAACTTTCTTCCTACTATCATCAGGAGTAGCCATTAGTCCTTTAGGTTCTGGAAGATTAACTGTTTCCTTTAGCTCTTTCTTCTCATGAGTTTTACTTTTTAACTCTTTACCTGTCTCTACCTTAGGATCTTTATAGTCTTTATCTTTAACAGGGTCTAGATCTTCCTCTTGAAGCATTGAATCTAAAGCTTCCTCTAGTTCTCCAATCTCATCATCAAAGTCTTCCTGTTCAGATGTGTTGAACTCAAGAGCATTATCTTCTAAGAATTGAGCTATCTCTTCTGGAGAAGCACTAGGGTTTTCTGAACGATAGACTTTCTCTACCAATTGATTGTAGAGCTTTGCTATTTTCTGTTTAATCTTGTCTAGTTCAAGATCAAAGGTAGTGTCGTTAAATATGCTTGCCATGATTCTCATGTAACCTCGCCCATTTGTCATATGCTCCAGGGAATCCGGGGTCTGTACCATCTAGAGCTACTGTGGGTTTAGAAACTATAAAGTTAGCTACTCCACCACAACTCTTACAGATTTTAGGTTCCTGTCTTTTTGATATGGTTGACATGTAGTCACTAATATCACAACATTCCACACATTCATATTCGTAAAGTGGCATAAAGATCCTTTAATTAGTTAAATAGAACCCCCTAATTGCTTAGGGGGCTGTGGTTTAACTAACTACTATCAAGCCTCAGGGACAACGAAGGCAACTCCAGCATCATCACGTAGTTCACCTACGCCATAGATAGTATCACTGGTGAACAGATCACCTAGATACTCCTGCTTGTACTGGGTCTGTGAACGAACACTCATCTGCTCTGCAAGTGCAAGAGCATCCTTGTGGATGAGCATACCTACACGATCACTACCAGCAGTAGTTGGGCAGTTAGATGAGACATACACGTCTACACCATAGATCTGACCAATCTTGCCAGTCTTAATTGCATCACCAGAACCAATGTAAGCCTGTTCAGTGAAACGACTAACAGCCAGCATATCATTAGCTGCAATAGGTGGAACAATTAGTGCACGATTGTCCATAGGGACATCATCATTATCTAGAGTTAGGATCATCTTACGAATACCGGCATCAGTGATGTCAGTAGCGTTAGGTGAAGCTCCAGTAAATGCAGTAGTACCATCACCACCAATTACAGCGTTCTCGTATGCACTAGCACCTGAACCACCTACAGTACCGCCTTGGAGTCCCTCAGCGAGAGCAAACAGATCAGTATCAACCTGCTTTGCCAGTGCATAACCAGCATCCTCAGTGTAGAATCTACGGAGAGACTGAAGAGCCTGTACTTCAGTAATGTCCTCAATCAGTACAGAGTACTCATAGTGCTTGTCAATAGACAAGTTAGTAATACTGTGTACATCATCCTGAGTAGTTACTGCTGTATTAGCTGACTTAGCTGATGCAGATCCTCTAGTTGGGGTAGGAATGTGAATAGTATCACCCTTCTTACCCTTATGATTAATAGTTGTTATAACATTTGCCACTACAAGATTAGACTTGTAGGAAGCAATTACCTCATCTGACCACAGCTCAGGGATAAAGTTCGCTGCGCTTGTGGTTGTTACATTATCGCCACCATATGCCATAATAAATTTCCTTTTTAGTTAAATTAAGAAGGTCGTAGTAAAACTACTCCCTATTATTTGACCCTTCCTTGAGCATAAGCTTCTAGGATTTCATCCTGTAGAGACTCATACCTTCGTGGGTCAGTCTGTTTCAAACGTATTAGATCAGCCCTACGGTATATTTTCTTACCTGCGGTTGATTCTCCAGAAGCCTTAGATACTCCTTTGCCTGACTTGAGTGCTGATTTCCTCTGTGTCTCTTTCTCTGCCTCAACCTCTTGGGTCTTTTGAATCATTTGACGTTCTTTCCAGTTAGTCAAAAGCTCATTGGCAGAGTCAAAATCATAAGAGTCAGCGTTCATGTATAGCTGCTGGCGTATCTTACTTCCTTGAACCCACTCTTGAAATCCAGAGTCTTGTACAACTTCTTGGAAATCAGGGTGTGTTTGCTGGAGTTGCTGTGCAGTCATAGCCGCTTGTTGCTGCTGTGTTGTCTGCTGCATCTCCTTGAACCTAGGATCACTGTTGATGATTTTCCTTACTGCCGCTTCAGGATCATCAAAGAAATCTACTTCATTATCTGTAGGTTCTTCAGGTTTAGATTGCGGTTGACTTATCTGCTGTTGAAGGAAAGAGTCTGTTAGTTTTCTCAGCTCTCCAATCTCTTGTCCCTTACGACCTAGTTCTTTCTCTAGGTTCTCATAGGCACTTGCGATCTCGGTTGCTGATTTACCTTGAAACTTATTTGGAAGTTCTACTTCAGGCTCGCTAGGAGTTTCTACTTCTTCCTCTTGAGTTACATCAGCTATTACTTCTTCATTCTCTTCTACTACAGGGTCTACTACTACACTCATATTACTTCTCCTTTCCGTCCTAACAGGATTGTGGAAATTAATTAAAATTAGTTAGAGCTAGTCTTCTTCTAGTTGTTCTAACGCATATTTGGTAGACTCTTCAAGATTAGTAATCATGTTGAGTATACCTAGTTGCCCTCTCCTTTCAAAAAGGGTCTTTTCATTATCAATATCATAAATCTTCTCTAAGGAAGTAGCTAGTTCAGTTAGCTCCTCTTGGAGACTAAGCCAGCTATCTAGTTGGAAAAGATTTAATCTATCTTCTAATATTTCTCTATCTGTCATTATCGCTGTTAAGCAGCTTAAACTGCGTTACCCATACGAGCTTTAGCTAGATTGAGTATTGTCTCTGACTGGAGATGTTCTATCTCTGGAACATTTCTTATAGTCTCTGATTTAAGGTTCTCAACCTTAGCCATCTTCTCTGCAAGTTCCAATTGCTTCTTAGCAAGAGACTCTTGAGATACCTTGTCTCCTGCATCCACCATAAGCTTTTGAGCTTGGGCTTGTAGTTTACCAATCTCGGCTTTAAGTTCTTCATTCTCCAACATACCCTTCTCAAGTTCAATCTGTTGTGCCTGTTGAGCTTGTGGGTTAGGTTGCATCATCTGTTGTACTGCTTGTACTAGCTCTCCTCTGTTATTCAGGGAGCTATTCTCAAAGATAGCTGTTAGAATGACATTGAAAGCTGGAGATCCTTGTGGTGTCATAGACAATAACTGGATCATTTGAGTAATCTCAAGCTCCTTGGCCATGATTCCCATAGAGGAATAAGGTACAAACTTATAATCTGTTACTGGGTATCTCTGTGGATCAAACTGAATCTTCCTCCACATGACCTTATTGATCATAGGGATTAGGAAAGAGTCTTGGAAGTTCATCAAGGTACGCTTCTGTCTCTTAATTGAGGCAGCTTGTAGCATTGACATTCCACTAGCAGTAGAGTTTCTAGGATTGGCAAAGTTACTATTTGCACTATCCATAGCTCCAGTACCCATCTGAACCATTCTCTCAAGTTCAGCAGCCTCTGTGAATGTAGATTGATTCAGGGAACCAAAGTTAAGGGGCATGAGGACTGACTTTGGATCACCATTTGTGAGGATTGTCTTACCCGGTCTTATATCAAACTTAGTCCCCCTAGGTAATCTAGTAGCATCTAGACCCATCATAGGGTGAGTAGTTAGTGCCAGTGCATCAATCCTTGCTCTTAGCTCGGCATCCAAAGCTTTCTGAGGGTTGTATCCTTTCTCTGCAATCCCTCTGCCCCAAAACTTATTAGGTACTTTATCGTGCTGGTATGAGATGAAAGGTCTATCCTTCATCATGAAAGGATTCTCTACTGCACGTAGTACCACATTATCATTTGCTATTGTAACTACAGCTTCAACTAAAGAGTCATCTTCATAATCAAACTCTATAATTTCTTTTGATTTAGAGAGGAATTTCTGTGGAACTAATCCCCAGTATTCAACAATTTTGACTTTATCATCTTCATTATTGATAGAGCCTTGCTCTTCATCGAAGCCAAAGTCTGCTTTATCAAAACTACCAATTGGTTTATCTTCATATATTCCCTCTTCAATGCCTTTAGTTATTAGATACCTTGGCTTGACAACCACTTGAGCACACCCTAGAGCCTCATTAATTGTAGTTGCTGTAGGATCTATTACAAATTCTCTAGGTGAAACTGCCTCTACCTTAGTGGCAACGTACGGGATTTCCGTAGTTCCTCTAACTGAGGTTAAGGTTCCTTGTACTGGTTGCTCACTAGGGACAATCTCAGTCTGCTCTTCTACTATAATTTTACCAATAGCAGTACCAAAGATAGCTCCATTAAGCATACACTCTGCTATAGAGCTCTTTACTCCTTCCTTCTCCAAATCTTCCTGAAGGAGTAGTCTTACATATTCTACATCATTAGGGTCTTGATCTAGAATATCATCTTTAATATCAAACCATCTCTCTCTACCAAAGGTAGCCTCTTCTAATTCTGAGACTGTAGCCTCAATAGCCTGTTGAGTTGCTGGGGCAATCAGTCTAGACTTCTCAGATCCTCTAGTCTTATCTTCATCAGCCCATATTCCTCTCCAGAGTCTATAGTATTCATCCCACTTCTGTTGGTAGTTGGTATTTCTGTGGGTTTCCCATTGCTCAACACGACCTAATACCCACTCTTTCAAGGGGTTCATTGGGTCCATATAGGCTAGTTCTTTGCTCATAAGTTGTTAGTATCCTGCAATTGCATCAAGGGGTTCCCATTCTTCTAAATCTATACTACCTGCATAGTCTGCTACACTTACTTGGTCTATATAGGCTAAAGAATCTAGGAGATCATCATGTGAAAGAGGACTTGGGAAGTCCATCATCTGTGCTATGAAATGACTATTCCAATCAGCTTTCCTT